TTGGTTTTTATTCTATATAGAAAAAGAAATGAAAAACCAAACCCAAAAGTATGAGATTTGGCTGTTTAGAAGGGTATAAAAAAAAGTATAAATATGCAAGGCAATATTTATATTATACATTACATAATTGTAATATACTCTTTAAAGTACTCTTTCTAGTCGTATTTTTTTATATATCTCTCTCATTTCTTTATTATTATTCAATATCTTTTCTTTATTTTTAGAATAATAAGTTTTACTATTATATTCACATTTATTTTTGTTTTCTAAATAATACGCTTGTGTATAATTTAATTTAACTTTTATACCAGATGAAAGCTCAATATCTTTTACTTTATTAGCCGTATATTTTTTATTGTATCCTATTATTTTATCTTTATTTTTAAGATAATATTCCTTTCGTCGATTTAATTTATACTCTAACTTACTAAGTTTTTTATTACTAAATTGGCATATAATAGGAGCATCATTAATTAATAAATCTGAGGTAATTATATCGGACATCTTAATTAATAATTAATTTTTTTATTAGTATATTTATAGGTAGTATATTTAATTAAAAAATTAATTAAATAATTAATATATTTTTAAGTATAAGTTTAGGCCTTACTAATTAATTATTTTTTTAATTAGATAAAATTTATATATATATACTAATAAAATAATTATTTAATTAATTTTATTTTTTTATTTATTTACTGATATATATTTAATACGAATAATATAGCTAGCTAATAATTATGTATACTCCTCTTTCTTTTTATAAACTAGTTAACCAACAGGATAGAAGTGGATTATTAGATAATGTTAAAGATAAAGCTGATTTTATTGCAATATATGATGAAACTAAATATTATTTATTTGAAGGCTATTTAGATAAAGGTAAAAAGTTTAGTTCGTATACTAGTTTTTATAATTGGTATAATACTTTATCAGAATCTAAAAAGCATTGTCACGAAGTAATATTTGGATCTAACACACAAAGAATAAAATTTGATATTGATGCTAAACCGCAAGAATTTGGTGAGATTAATAGCAATAAAAATATAGATACTTTAAATAGCATTATGATAGCTATTAAAGAGGAATTAAAAAATTATATTGGAATAGATGAATTTATAGAGCAAAATATTACTAATGCCGATTTTAATATTGCCGATAGCTCTGATAATAATAAAATAAGTTATCATATTACATCTTTATTTTATACAGTTGCTAATAATAAAGAAGCTAAATTATTCTCAGATAATGTAATTAATAGATTGCCAGAATGTTATAAAAAATTTATTGATAGCAGTATTAATACTAGCATTAAAAATTTAAGAATATTAGGGTCTCATAAAGTTGATTCTAATAGAGTAAAAAAAATTAATAAAGAATTAAATAAGAAATTAGGATTTAATAATATTGGTGATTATCAAGGATTAGAATATTATCTAATTCAACCGCCAAAAATTAGATGCAGAACTATTGCATTACCAAATAAAATAATAGTTTCTAATGATACATTTTCATCTAAATCTTTAGAGTCCTCTTTATGCTCGACTGAAATCCCTAATTATATTAAAGCATATATTTATGATAATGGATCTAGTATTAGAGAAGTTAAAAATACTGTAATTTATACAGACAGAATAAAGCCAAGTTATTGCGAAATATGTGATAGAACTCATCAAAATGATAATACTTTAATTATTAGTATATTAATTTGTGAGCAGAATAAAACATATTTAGCAAAATGTAGACACTCAGATTCTAAGCGATTTATTAAAATTATTGATACTCAGAATGTAAGCAATGTTATAGATACAGTAAGATTTGAAGATAAATATTACGAATCGGATGGCGATATAATTGATGATGATGCAATTGATAATGCAATTAATAATGAAATTGATGATGATACAATTGATGATTCTGAAATAATTTGTAATCAAAATAAAGAACCAATTGAACAACTTAAAAAGCCAAAAGAAAATTATATACAATTAGAAATTGATAGACTTAATAAAGATAAATCAAAAGCAAAAACTATTACTAAATTCGACTTATTACCAAATAAACTTATTTATAATGAGCCAATAATGAGACCATATACAGAAGATTATCCAACTGTTATTTATCAAGCGCAAATGGGCGTAGGTAAAACAGAAGAATTAAGAAAATTATATAAACGCGATTATTGTAATTCTAATAAATCAAATATATCAGTTATTTTAACTGCTAGAAGCGTTAATATTATTAAAGCAATTGCTGATTTTCCTGATTTTAAAAGCTATGATGAAATTAAAGGATTTATTAATTTAAAAGACAATAATAAAATAGCGTGTCAAGTTGAAAGCATTTATAGAATAACAACTGATTTTGAAACTATACCAGAATTATTAATATTAGATGAATTAGAATCAATTTTAAACCAATTTAAAAGTGGATTACATAAAAAATTAAATTCATCATTTGCTAAATTTGTATGGTTATTACGTCATTCTAAGAAAGTTATAATTCTAGATGCTAATTTAACTAATAGAACTTATAATATTATTATTAATTCAAGAAATAGCGATTTAAATACTATATTTTTACATAAAAATGAGTATAAAAGAGCATCAGGAGATAATTATAGGCTAGCATTAGATTATGCATCTTATATAAGTGAACTATATAAACATTTAGATAATGATAAAAAAATAGATATTCCAACTACATCAAAAACTGAAGCTGATGCTTTATATAGGCAATTAATAGAAAAGTATCCTAATAAAAATATTGGCCTACTTACTGCCGATACTTCTGAAAGTATTAAGAAAGAACAATTTAAAGATGTTAATAATCACTGGAATAAATATGATGTATTAATTAGAACGCCTACAATTACGGCTGGAATTAGTTTTACGGCTACTCATTTTAATTATTCTATGCCTTATTTAACTGATACTAGTTGCGATACTGATACGGTTAGGCAAATGATTGCGCGATCTAGATGTATCACTGAAAAAGAATATTGTTATTATATTAAGTCTAGTGGATTTAAACAACTAGCAGATACGCCTGATAAATTAAGGCAATATATGAAACATTCTAATAATATATTTTTACAAGATACTAATGATTTGCCTCATTATGTTATAGATGAAAGTGGCGAATTGATTTATAGTAAAAGCGCATATTATGAATATTGGATTGATACCGTTGCATTATTAAATGAAAGTAAAAATAATTTTACAAATAGATTAAATAAACAATTAATAGATAGCGGGGCTAATGTAAGCACATTTACTTTATTTAGTGATAATACTAAGCCAAAAGAAAATTATAGAAAGATTATAAATAATAAGAAAAAAGAGATTAAAACCGAAAAAATAGAGAATATTGCTATTGCTGAAAATATAGATTATAGTTGGTATAAAAAGCTAAAAAATGATAAAGATAATTTTATTGATTTAACTGATGCAGAAAAATTTCAATTAGAAAAATGGGAATTAGCTGATAAATTTAAAATAGACCAATCATTAATAGATTTAGAATTTGTTAAAACTTATACTAATAAAGAGTATATTAATCGAGTTAACTTAAAATATATTCTAGAGTTAGAGACATTAGACGCATCATTATTAAAAATTAAGCAAAATAAAACTGATAAAATAGATTATATTAGCCAGATTAAAGAATGTATGCCTAAAGGTATATCAGAAGATAAGAATAATTATACTAAACATTATAAAGCAATTGAATTAATAAAATTATTTGGATTTAATGATGTATTTGATGATAAAAAAATAACTTGTGAACGTATGGAAAATAATGTTAATAAACTATATGATTACCTATTAACAAAAGACACACTTAGCAATTATGATAATACATTTGAATTAAGGAAATTTAACACTAAAAAAATTAATGAGTTAAAGAAATCCGACCCAGATGATTTTACAAAAGAAATCATAAAATGGGGCAATGTAATCTTAAATACTACTTATGGCATAAAAGTACATTTAAAGCGACAAGAATATATATTGCAATCTTTTGATATTAATAAACTATTTTATATTGATACCGAATATAATAAAGAAGAGCAAAATGGGCGACCATTTATATTAAGTAAAAGGATCGCAAATAAGGCAAAGGGGTGAAAGGTATTAATTATTTTTTTTTGTATTAAATTATATCTGCCTTAATATATATATAATAAATCTTTAGATTATATTTATCTAAAGATGTCTTGGGTAAATAAGTCTCCTAGTGATGCATTTGCTAGTGCTCTCCGATCGCTTGTTGAGGAAGTTGTTAAAGAGTATTTAAGTGGGCGCCCAGTAGGTAGCGAATTGCCAAAATTAGAAGTTAATAATAATGAATGCTGTAAAGAACTAATTAATATTAATGATGTAAAAGCATTTAAAAAACCTAGGGTGGCAGCTAAACCCCGGGCATCTAGAGCTAAAAAGCCAGTTGTAGAAGCCAAGGCTACAGAAGCTAAGGCTACAGAGGCAAAGTCTCAAGACGTTAGCCCTAATGTAAGCGATAATTAAAGAACTTATTTATTTTTTTTTATTTTGATATATATATTAATTATTTTAGATTATGGAATCTATTCAAAGTATTTTGTCTAGACACTTGCCAAGAATAAGGAACGTTAGAGATGAATTAAAACATCTTAATTATAGTGATAATGAAATTATTGGAGGGGTCCATCATTTTGTTATACAATTAAAAGACCTTAGAAATTTTCCAACTGATTATATTAAACAACACGTTAATGCTTTATTAAATGAAGAAAAAGGTAAATCTTTGCCAATTGGAGAACAAAAATATATTAAAAGTGCTAGCAATCTATTAAATCGAAGGGCCAAAGAATCGAAAAAAACAACAACAAAAAAAACACAATCTAGAAAGACATATAAGCAAAATTATGATGTTAAGATTAATAATTTTAGCAATAATCATAAAAATAATCCTTTATTAGACAAAAATGGAGAACTATTATTAAGAGCGCCTATGCAAGTAAATCCAGCTAGTAGAATTAAAAGACCAGTATATTTAAAGCCTAATTTAGAAACCTCACAATTAGATTATTTTTATATTGCAAAGAAAATAAAAACACTAAAAGAAGAAAAAAAGCAGATTAAGAAAGAATTAAAGGTAGAGGCCGAGCCAAAGGCTAAAAAAGAACTTAAACAAGAAATAAAGCATATTGACAATATTATTAATAATACTATTGGGAATAACGAGCCTATTAGTAAAATCAATGTTGAAGATGCTTATATTAAAAAAGTACTAGAATTATATTATAATGTATTGTTTATACAAAAAATAATGGAAAAATTAGTAAACAGAGATAAGAGATTGAGACAAGAATATGGAACTAACGAGCCTATTAGTAAATCAAAAGATAGAACTGCACTTCGTGATGAAGTTGTTAAAATTAGCTATGAAATAGATATAGTAGATAAAGCTAGAAGAGAAAGCCATAAACTATTTCAAGAATCAGTAGAAAATTATAAGACACATATGCCACAGGATCCAGATAAAATTTATGACTATGTAGAAGACCATTATCCCCAGTTAGAAGAAAAAGCAAAACAAGAAGTAAATAAAGAGACACAGATACCAAAAACAACAAAAATTAATAATGCATTAGAAAAAAAATTTAATAAAGATTATATTAGGCTACTGGAGACAAGACTTGCAACAAAAAAAGCGATAGAAAGAAAGGAAAAACCAAAAAGCTTAAAAAAATATCAAGAAGCTATAGAACATAATGAAAAAAAGTTCAGTGAATATAATAAAGAAGAATTAAATGAATTAATAAAAAATTACTTTAGTAATGATAAAATCCCACAATCACTAGTTGAAGATGAACTAAAACAATTAGGAGTAGATAAAATAGAGATTAAGAAAGAATTAAAGGTAGAGACTAGACCACAAGCTAAAGAAGAGCTTAAACAAGAAGCAAAAAAAATACAAATTGATAAAGACATACAAGAAAAATTTAATAAAGATATGACTCGACACATAGACTTAATGCTAGCAGAACGCAGAAGTAGAAATCCAGAAAGAATAAAAAGATATCAAGATGCTACGAAAGAAATTGATGAACGTTTTAGTAAATTTAATGAAGAAGAAATAAGACAATTAAAAAAAAATTATTGGGCTGAAGAAATTAGACGAGTAGAAGAAGCAGAACCAAAAACACAAGCTAAAGCGGAGCGTAAAAAAGAAACTAAACCAAAAGCTAAAGAAGAGCTTAAACAAGAAGTACAAGATATTAATAATGATGAAGAACCCTATATACCATATCATATAAGAAGCAATGATAGTAAAGCAAAAAATTATGTCAAGCGAATAGAGGATTTAGTTCATCAAGCTTGGCTTAAAGGATCGCAGATAGAGGGGCTACAAAACGAGAATATAAACTATAATATTTCTAAAGGTGAAGATTATAGTTATTATAGTAATAGTAGAAGAAGAAAAAATATTACAGTGCTTAAGCAATTTAACCGAAATGACATTAAAGAAAATAATAGGGAAATAGATAAATTAAAAAAAGAAATTCCTGGCGCTTGGGAATTAGTTAATGAAGCAGTAAATCAATATCAAGAATATATAAATAATACAGTAAAAAATCCAAATCCAGATGAAGCATCATTAGTTGCGATTAATCATTTTGCTAATTTACAAGAGACTTTTAAAAGACCAACTTTTACACCAATAGTTCCAAGCAAAGATGAGCCTTATGATAATGGAATTGATTATAGCAAACCAATGACATTTAAAAAAAAAAGGATAAGCACTATTTTATAATTTATATATATTTATTTTTTTATTTTAATATAGTTATATTTATATAGAGTAAAAAAATATAACATAATGAATAAAGAAATTGCCGAGTCAATTTATAATGCTAATCCTACACTATCGCCTATGTCGATTACAGTTTATACAAATAATATTATTAAAACATTAGCTTTATTAGATTTAAGTGAAAGCGATAGTATTATTACAGCATTATTAGATTATGAAGAAGTTATAGAGGCATTAAATAATATGTATAAAAATCCAAATACATTAAAGCTCAAATATGCGAGTATTATAGTTTATTTAAAGAGTCTTAAGAAGGCCAATAAAAAGAAGTTATCTAACGCATTAATTAAATACGCAGAGCAAATAGATGCGCTTACAGAAACAATTAATAATAAACTATCCACGAATAAAAAGAGCGAATTAGAGTCAGCGAGATGGATAACAGAAGAAACAAAGCAAACACTTTTAGATAAATTAGAAAGTAAAATTCCAGAGCAGATAACATCCCCTAAGGATCTAATTGCTTTTAGGAATTATGTTATATATTTGTTTTATAGTGCTGGAGTTCCGTCTAGGTTGGATTTAGCTGATACTAAGATATATAAAGATATTAATCCGAATAAATTGACAGATGAATATAATTATATTATAGTCGATACAAAAAATAAAAAAATTAAATATATAATGAATGTATATAAGACATCTAAAACATATGGGCAGAAGGTTATAGAGCTTAATGATAAATTATATAATCCAATATATCATTATTATAATGCAGTATCTAACTTTAATAAAGATAATTGGTTTTTGATTGGCGAAAAGTTAGGTAAGCTATCTCGTAATAGATTAGGTACGATTTACACTAATTTAGGACTAGATAATATTAATACGCATATTACAGTTAATAACAACCGTCATCAGGCGGTTAGCGATAATATTGATATTGGTAAGGTTAAGCGTTTGGCTAATATGATGGGACATTCTACTTCTGAGGCGTTAGGTGTATATGCAAAGGAATAATTTAACTAAATTCTTTATTATACTGCCATATATTAATAATTAGATCCTTTCCAATACTTTCGATAAATAATGCAATGCTACAATACCAATCTCCTAGTTCTAATGTTTGCACGCATTCTAGGCTAAAGGTATCTATAAAATCTTTTAACATATTATTAATATCTCTATTTGTAGTATATTCTAATTTATTTGCATCTATATCAGTAAGATTCAATCCACTTATACGTAATCTAATATAATTATTTATATTCATTTTTTTTTGCGAAGCTTATCACTAATATATTATAGCAATTTTAATTATAACTATAAATAATTAATAAATAAGCGCCTTTTTATTGTCTTTTTGCGTAGCTTGTTTAATTAATTTACTATTTATAGTAAGGTTAGAGCGCTTTTTTAGTTATATTTATCAATTGTAAAAATATAAATATATTTATATTCGTATGTATGTATAAATATAACTAAAATCGCGCCTAATATATGAGTTTTATATGTAAGATTAATAAGCTACGCAAAAAAGTAATATAATTATTATTATTTTTTTATTTGTTATAATATATAATTTAATAAGCTACGCAAAAAATAAAAATAAAATGGATATGATAGATTTTAAAACGCCTAAGACTGTTAAAGGCCATTTAAAGCATTTAGAAAGAGTTGCTAAAATGCATCATAAAATTACTGGTGGCAATATATTCGATGAAATTGCTAATGCCAGTCCTGAATATTTAAACTATGTCCCACTACTTGGCCCATTGCTTTCTAAAGTAGATCAAGCGTTATTAGAAGAATTAGACCCATATCGTAAAAATCCACAATATCCAAGCCGCACTCATTCTTATACAACAATAGCCGACCCTATTAGCGCTACTGATATAAATGACCCTAAACTACAAGAATCTATTAGTTCAGGATATATGACGCAAGCACAAGCTAAAAGACTAGTTAAAAAAAATACATCTACTGTAGATAAAGAAGGCCATAGGGTCCCAAAAGGGGGGCGTGTAAGACGTGCTAAAAAAATAGATAGAAATAAGAGAGCGGTTGAAGGTGGTGGTTCTGGCGAGATGTCTATACTACCATATTACTCAGAAGATGATGAGATTACTGTTCCTTATGGAATGGAATATAGAATTTAATTTACCAACCTGATGCATCCAAATATTTAACTGCAACTGAGCGCGGTATTTCTTGCTGTTGCATTATTTGTCTTATTTTTTTTTCGCGTAATGTTTTTGGCGGTGATAATGGCTTAGGTTTTTTAATCTTTAATAATTGTTGCATTATATATTCATTTCTAAATTTATCAATTGATGACCGTGCCCCTCCTCGTGATTTAGTTGATGGCCGCCCCCTTCCATATGGATTATCGCTAAATAGATTATTATATCTTAGGTCTGGTACATCTACTGACTTGTGCTCATCTCCAAACCTATTACTATATCTTAGGTCTGGCACGTATGCTGATTTTTGCTCATCATCGAAATCTAGATATGCTCGTGGTTTAGGTATGTTTTGTCTTTTAACATTACTTGATGGAAATATATTATTTTTTCTTGGCCCAGGATTAATAAGCATATCTGGAGTAATCACATCGTTATCTAATATATTTACTGCAGACCGAGGAGGGGGTTTTGATGGAGAAGCGTTTTTTGGTGGACCATAATTTTTATCTAGAATATCAAATACTTCATCCTCTCTCTCTTTAGATACTTCTACATCAGCTTTTTTAGCAGGTTTAGATTTCTTATTTAATTGGCTATTAGCTACTGCGGCCGCTATTGCTGCTAATACACTTAAACCTAATGCTTTACCAATTTTACCTTTATTATTCCATAATGCATCTTTTACTTTACTAGCTGTGCTTTTTGGTACATATTCCTTGATAGGGACTACTGCATTAACTGGTTCTACTAGTCTGCGTTTAGGTCTTACCATAAATCTTTGATTATTCATTTTATTATTATTTAAATTATATATTAGCTTGTATAAAAAAAAATAATAAATTAATATTTATGGTAAGCCTATATAGTCTTCACCTTCTTTATATTCATTAAATGGCACATTAAATAAACTTGTATGGCTTCTTCTTCGCCTTACAATATCTGATTCTAATGCATTTAAATACTTTCGCCCTTGGTCTCTTATATCAACATCTAAAACTGCTCTTCTAAAATCACTTTCGGCTTTTTTTATTGCTCTTTTTCTATCAGTATCTGACATTGCTGATAATACTGACCATAATAATGTTTTAGCTAATCCCGATACAACTCTAGGTGCCTGTCGTTCTACTATCTGACCTACATCTCTATAGGCTCCACCAGTATAACATCTAGATCCTCCACTTGCGTTATTCTGATGCAAATCGGCTCTTAATGAATATGATTCTTCTGGGTACCATACGGTTGATTGTTTTGGATTTCCTCTATACATTTTAAAATTATCGTATATATTATAAGCATTATTTTTAATCATATAAAAAAAATAATAATTAAAGCCATTACATAAGATTATGCATTTTAATATATTTACTAGCTTCGCCAAGTGATAAGCCTTTAGTCCTCATAAGTTTAGAAACTAAAGCTCCGCGTTTAAATTGTGCGCTATGTTTATTAGTGCTTTTTCTAGTGCTTTTTTTAGTCCGCCTACCACGCCCACGTATTGAAATTGGTTTAGTTGCAAGATCATCAAAATTACTCATAAAATCAGTAGATGCATACGTTGTAGGCCTATTGCTAAATGTTTTACCCGGATTATTATACTTATACATTGCTAAACCTGCTAATAAAGCCCCTAGGCCAAGTTTTCCCTTATGTCTATCTAACATATCTATAATTTTATTACCACCAAGCATTTCCTGTCTAGTTATTGACATTTTAATTAGTTTGTTATATTATAAGCTTCGCAAAAAAAATAATAAATAATTAAATAATATTACATAAGATTATGCATTTTAATATATTTGCTAGCCTCTCCAAGCGTCAATCCTTCCATTTTCATAAGTTTAGATACTAGCGCGCCCCTTTTAGTTTTTTTAGTTGTTTTTTTAGTTGATTTTCTTCCACTTCCTGAAGGTGGCACTGTAGGCTTATAATTTGGTGGGGGAAAAAGTAAGTCGCCATAATATGAAGGCGTTCTTATTGTCTCAGGCTTTTTACTTTGCCTATAATCACTGGCAACCGTAGCGCCTAATAATGTAAGCAAGATGCCTAATGTTATCTTACCCTTATTTCTATTTAGAACGGCTACAGCCTTTTCAAGCGATTCTCTAGATGGTAGCATTGAACTCATACTTATTTTTAATTAGTTATATTATAAGCTTCGCAAAAAAAATAATAAATAAATAATTAAATCTTGACCTCTTCTAAAGATTTGCATATATCCAATACTTTATCTTCTACGCTTATTAATTTTTGAACTGGTATATAATAATATAGTTTCTTCTTATCATTTATATCTAGCCTATCAGTGCGCCCAAACATCTTTAGCTCAAAATCTTTAAATACATCTTTATCATATATAATGTAATATAATCCATCTATAAAATTAAATAAAAATATTTGCCCCTGGTCTTTAGCGAGTTTGTCAGATTGCAATATTTTATCAAAAGGGATTATAGTTGTAGGATATTCGCTTCTACAATTATTTCTAGATTTTAATTCATATACAAATTTATCGCCTTTAAAATCATACTTACAATATTTATTATTAACTTTAATTATATTATCATCTTTATATACAAGGCTAAAATAATTTTTAACAGTATTCAATACATTAACCTCGCTTTTCATTCCAAATAAATAATCTTTAGTAAAACTCGATCCTCTTTTCATTTTAAATTATCATAACTTAATTTATATTATAGTAAATATAAAAAATAAAATTAATAATTAATTAATTTTTTAATGAGTAATTCAGCTATACAGGCAGTATTATTTCCTATTAATGAATTTACTCCTAAGCAGGCTAAAGCATTTCTAAAAAAGCATAATTTATTAGCAATTAAACCAGTGCATACAACTGCTAATTATCATAGGTATAGATTAGAAGACCCGCAGGACTTTACTCATTTTATAACTAAGCATTATACATTTGCTAGCAACTCAGGCGATAAGACAATTACATTAATTATAGGGTTTTTTGATGTATAATTATTTTTATTACAAAAAAAATATATTAGCTATATATATAAAGATTATAATAAATTTTATATAATGTCATCTGCATATTTTAGCGAGTTAGAGGATTTTGCAACTAAACCCTTAGACCATTCTTTAGATGAACAAAAGGCAAGAATATTAGTAGAACAATTACAAGATAATTTACAAGATAAATTAATGCCAATTAAAAAGATAGAACGCGAACCAGAACCAGATGACTATTGTGATTGTGATTACTGTGGCAATAATTTCAAAGACCCAGAATTTACAACTGAGTTTTTATATAAAAAAATAATTGAATTACAGGATAAATTAAGCAATTTAGAGCGTAGGTTAGATAATTTTAAAATCTAACTGAATGCCTTCTTTTTTTGCTAGGATTTCGGGATAATTTACCGCCCCTTATTGCGCTTTGCCTCAGTCTTCCAGGATGCATTAATACAGTACTATCTTCGGCTGGTGTAAATATATCATAAGCGCCAGAACTATCAATATCAAATCCAGGCTTAGAATCAGATTCATAATAACCAGGTTCAGAACCGGGTATTATCTTTCTACCTCCAAATGCTAAATTCCTTTTGCTTTCTCCTAGTCTATTAAATTTAGAATGCTTATTTTCAAACATCTTTTCCCATAATGCTTTTTCGTTTACTTTGCTAGAATTACGTGTTGGCATTCTTTTGATTGAATGTTTTTTAGTCCCTCCTAATTTTTTAACAGATGGCGCTTTAGAATGTTTTTTAACTAATCTCTCTTTAGTGCTTGATTTATCTATTAAATCATTAGTGGCTTTTTTTACTAAATCAGTGCCATAGTCAGATAATTCGCCTAATGATAAATTATAATGATGCATTCCACCTTTAGTAGCCGACTTTAATAAATCACGTCTTTTTGATTTAGATTTTTTATGATTTTCTAATGTTTTCAATATTACCCAATTAGAGATTGGGCCAGCTGATTTAGATAGCGCATAACCTCCGGCAATAATAGCCAAAATTTCTAAAATTGGTATAATTGTTTTTTTGTTTTGCTTTAGCCAGTTATCCCCACTATTATCTAATTCGTGCATTAATCTTTGTCTAAGAGATTCTTCTTCTTGTCCTGATAATGGAATTGATGGCGGTAATTCTTCAGAGTGTTGTAGTATGCGCTTAGCTCCTCCATAACTTTCATAAGGTGAAATATCTGCTTGCAAATTATCATTAGTGCCGCCTAACATTGGTGTATCTACTATTCTTCTATCAGACCCATATGAATATTCTGCTCCTGCATTTGATGATGGTGTATTTAATTCGGCATAAGGATTTCTAGATTTAATACGCTCTAATTGACTACGCGGCCCTAGCTTACTCGATTTTAGACCTTTGTCTCTTGCTCCTCCATTTATATGCGTCCCAATAATAGGCCCAGCCCCGCCCCTTCCTAAAGATGCTAATACATTATCAACAATATTAAATATTTCATCTTCGTGTTTAAATATTTCATTTTCAAATTTAGAAATATTAGGATGATGCTTTTTAATAATTTTTTTAGCGCCTCCAAGAGTCTTACCTTTTAAATATCTATCATTATCGCCTTGGTCTAATCTCTCAATAGCAATTTCAGCAATATCGCCATCAATATCGTATTGGTGCCCCATATCATTAAATGCATCCCCTAAAACAGAATAATCTAAGCTAGTAGGCTGCGATTCAACGATACCATTACCATTTTCATCATAATGATAAATAGGATAGGCCTCCTGTCCAGTGTGATTATATTCAGACATTGTTATATTTTTAGCATAAAATTTTAGATTGTTTATATACTTAATGACATAAAAAAAAATAAATAAATAAATAATCATTTTTATAAATCTTTAGATTGTGTAGATTAGCATAACAGATTAAATTAACAGATTAAATTAAGATCGGCGTTGCATAAATTTAGGAAGTCCAACATTATGCATTCCCGAATGTCTAGCGCCTCCCTCGCCGCCAATATAATTACCGCCTCTAACTTCTTGGCGCGTAATCAAACCGGCTCCAGCTGGCATAGAGTGCATACCACTGTGCATAGGTCGGTGATGTTTTCGTCTATAAAGATGTCTATTACGTCCTCCTAAAATATCATCTTGATTATGAGTCTCAGTATTAAACTGGCTATCAAGTCTAACATCAGAAGATTTAAGTGCTTTTTCAACGTCAAAGCTAGTAAGCGTGCTCTGAATATAGTAGCTTGTGTCAGGGCTTACATTACACACGCCTTGAAACTCGCTAATAATACTAAAATACATACTAGGCTCATCATTAGGTGAAATATTTGTAATAGTTGCAGAAATGTCCATTTGAGTGTATGCCGCACATCCGGGGGCAAGTCCTTCGGCTTGGCAAACGTCCTTAGAAAGGTCAATGCAGATTACTGAACCATTCAAATATTGAAAACTTGAATAATTTCTAATATAGCCGTTAGACTTGCTAATAGCATACAATTCCTGAGCACTAGCGCCTTGCAAAAGTGAAGAGCTATTATTATATAAAATTTGAATGTTGCTAATCTGTGCAAAGCTTTGAGAATCAACAACTCGCTTACTATTCCAATTTCGGTTGCAGTAAATATAAAGTCTATTAGGGATTGAGGTAATGCGGATAGGAGGAGCCTGAAAATTAACTAGTGTGGATCCTTTTATAAAATTAGCAATAGGCTGTTCGACAATTGTATATTTAGAATAAGGATAAGTCAAAATAAGCGGGATTGAATTGCGAATAGACTCAGTTGGAGTAATTAGCTGATACAGCAACTGAGGGGCTGAATTAATAGTAGTCGTAACGCTATTAACGTCATAAGTATTTACATTTCCGGCACTAATGTGAGACCAAGCATACGGAAAAATATTGTTTTGAAATTGAAATTGAAACTGAATATTATTAATATTAGACAATCCAACCGTATCACGTTTTTGGGATAGAGGAGAGCAAAAGATAGGTTCGACAACGACCAAGCGGATAGATTTACCATCTACCGAAAGCGTGCGCCAAATGCCGCCATTAAATCCGGCTCGGGTGCATTCAACTGGATTAGTTCCAATTGGAGAGAATGGAGAATTCACAAGACCGCCAAACAAAGGGTCGAATTGCTGTTCAAAGCTTTGATAAAAATCAGGCTGAGCTGGGCAAGTAGAGCATTCGCCATTACGCCATTCCGCGGTATTATTATATTGCAAAAGAGCAGGCAAAAGCTGAGCGCTATTAAATGTAGTCTGCTGCCCATTAATAGAAAGCTGTACGGTATTCATACTATTATTAACTGGAAAAGCGGCAGGGCAATCATAAAGTGGAGTAAATTGGGCGAGTGGATTAGGATCGGTAATAGTAAAGGTAATATCCCATTTCATTCTAATATCACGGCTAACAATCATTTTAAGACCGCTAGAAAATATAGTTGCGTTTGAGGTGCTTAGACTATAAGAAGTAAAAGCAGTATTATAAGAAGTATACAAAACACCGCTTTTAAAGACGGCATTGAGTTGCTCATCCTTTCCGGACTGGGCTAGGGCAACTCGGTTATCCTCAACCAAAAGGACTGGCAGGGTTTCTTGCTTTTCAACTTGTGAGGCTTCCATTATTGTATTGGCTTGTAAGTTGCTTGTAGTGGCTTGTATCTTGTTATTGATTAATCGTATATATTAGGCATTATAAAAAATAAAAAAATAAATAATTAATTATAAAGGCATATAAGATATTTAAATAATAAAAATTTCAAAGAAATAAATTTACTAAAATATAATAAAAATCTGTAAGCCTTTGCATATGATTAGCTTAAAACGTGGGACACCTGTGGCCAAGTGTATCGCTGGCAAGTATAAGGATGAAATTATTTGTATTGATTCTAGTATAAATGCTAAGATTGATTTATGGGCAAGCCCTGAGTATATCATTAAAGAGATGCTATATAAAGATCCTGATTATTTATCATTAACTAGAAAGACTAGACCGCAAAAAAAGGCTAGATTGCAATTATTAATTGAATCAGATGAGGATACGCCTGAAATGATTGACCTAATTAAAAATGATAATGAGGGACTACGTGATTTATATGATAGATGTATAATATTATTAGAGAAGATTTATAAGAAGGAATTGTATATACCTGATGCAGTATTTGAGCCATTTATTGATGAAGATAAGCACGAGACATATTATATTACTGGACAAAGTGGAAGTGGTAAAAGCACATATGCTACTAATTTAATTAAAATGATTAGGCGGAAGAATCCAAAAAAAAAGGTATATATTATATCTAAACTAGATGAGGATAAGGTATATGATGAAATTGGAAAGGGTGATGATTCGCCTATAAGAATACCTACAAAAGGCGAAGACGGATACGATGCATTTGCTTTAAATAAAAAACATAAGCCATCTTTATTATTAGAGCACTTAAGAGATAGCATTGTGGTATTTGATGATACCTCTAGCATTGACGATAAAGATATTAATGCGGGTGTGCAACATCTATTAGATACAATATGCGAATGTGGAAGGCACGAAAGAATAACGCTTATTAATACAAGTCATTTAATTGGCAACCATAAGGCTAGTAGAAAAATATTAAATGAGGCTACTAATATAACATTCTTCGTTAATAGTAATTGGGCGCAGACTAGTATGTTTTTTAAATTTCAAATGGGTATGCTTAAACCCCAGATAGAAAGAATTAAGTTATTAGGAGAAGGGTCTAGGTGGATTACTTTAAATAGAGGCATACCTAATTATATATTAAGTCAGAATAGGCTACTGTTAATATAAGATTTTTAATCATATTATTTAATTATTTATTTTTTTTTTATTTATAGGCTATTATATATTATAAATATTTTAAGCCAAAATTTAAAATGAGCTGTGAGCAAATCAGTCTTAGCACCTTAGACGTGTTTAAGCCCTGGATGGGTGTTAATAGTGTAGTCACTGCGTCTCAAGTATTTATTGCTACTCAAGATGATCCTATGCAGCCTGGTAAAAAGATTCAGCTATATCAAATGCCTACATCTTTGCCAGGCCCTTGCCAAAATTACAAGAAAAATTGCAAACAAAGTCTATTAGATAAAGTATTAACTATATCAGAAAAATCTAAAGATAACGGTAATAAACTACGTATTAATCTAAAGACAAAAGAATCTAATAAATCTAGCATCCCAATAGTTTTTCCGTTATGGTTTCTTAGTCCTGACGAGTTTAATAATTTAAGCTTTGTTGAATATATGGAACCACCGCCCCCGCCCACTCCTGTTTCTGCACTTCCATATAATTATAATACATTCTATAAAACTTTTAATATTACTCAAGGCAATCCCTTTGCAAATACTATTGATAATAATGTGCCATATAGTTATTATAGCACTCAATCGCCATCACAACTTGCCGATACTGCATATACTAGTTGCTTATTGCAAACTGGCATTTATACACTTACACTAAGCCAATATAATACTGGAACTAGTGGTGCATTTGCTATAAATTTTGTTGATGCTGACGGAAATCAATCGCTTTATACCCAAGACTTTGCTGATACTCTTGGCTTGGGGCTTTATATTTATAATTATACGGTATATGTATATGCTGGAGGTTGTTGCTTTCTTAATCTAACCTGCTATGGCTCTACATCTGGAGGATATGATAGCAATTTAATTGACTTATTTATTAGTTATACTGGATATCAACCACCTAGCGCAGATAAAGAAACTACACTAGACGCATTAAAGTCAAAGGCATCACAAGCATTAAAAGGATCACAATTATCATCAGTAAGCGTATTTCCACACGTAAAAGTTAGCGAGAAATCTGATAGCATAAATGGCCAAGATGAGCTAAAAAAAGAGTAATATGTTCTAAAGAACTTCTGCTATAAATATACTATATTTTTTTAGCATAAAAATTTAGTTAAGTTTATTTATAGTTATTAATGTATAATCACCAGCTAAATTAACTGATTGACCACTAGTTCCTGCTGTCACTACAAAACCTAATTTGCAGACGTAGTTAGGTTGCATATAATAAGTAAAATTAAAATTGCCAGTAGCTGAGCCTGCTAGAAAATTTGAATATAATAGAGTTGAAAATAATTCCTGTAATACTGTATCAGTATCATCAACTATAACAAGAGACGCACTTCCAGATATATTAGTAAATAAGCTATTCGTATTAATGATAACATTAAATAGATATAAGCCACCAGTTTGAAATGTAATAGTTGAATATTCGGGCCCCGAATTGTTAATAGTAATATCAGGAGTGATAATTTGAACTTCTAAGGCAATTGGTAATACACCATCACCTCTATAATATGTAGTATCAACTGATATGCATTGTAGTCCTGTTTGAGCAGTCGGCTTTAATGTGCATATTCCATTAACATCAACATTTACATAGCAATTAGTTGGTCCAGATATTCCTATTGGAACAGTATTAGGATATGCTAATTCACCAACTATTAAATGCTGTGTTGATGTGTCAATACTATTAACAGTTGTAATTATACCAGTCGGGCATCTTATTGCCATCCAGCTATTAAATCCAGTATATGCGACTGGTCTAGGCGGAACTGCGCTATTAAATTTCTTAGATTTTTTATGTCGGTCATTAATTGGGCACATTAATAAGCGCCCTAAAGAAAGGTCTTCTTTTCGCTCTGGCTCTAAAGAACTTTCTAAATAACTGTCTAAAGAACTGTCTAAAGAACTGTCTAAAGAACCATCTAAAGCACTTTCTAAAGAACTAAGATTAACCTCATCAAATGCATTAGTTAATACATTAAATTTTTTTACGTTTTTTACATTTTTTAATTTAGTAGATTCTATATTTTGCGATAAAATAATATTTGAGTGCAACCCCAGCACTAAAGGAGCCGGTGGATAATCTGGAATATTTGCAACTTGTTCGCAGGCCATTTTGTTTTAAACGATTGTATATTTTTATAATCTTTATATATTTAATGAATTCTAAATATTTATAAAAAAAAATAATTAAATACAATAAGCTTTAGTTGTTAGTAATATATCTGCCATCTGCTATTTTTCTAAATTCAATTTTCATATTAATGTTAGATAGATACGGTATAAACAAGGGATATAATATTCCTTTAGAACTTCTCCAAAATAACTGCACTGATATTTTACTAATAGGCTCATTATTAACTAATTGATATCTTCTAGTATTCTGATTTGCATAAAAATCATATCCATTTAAATCGCGTCCATTAGAGCCAAATTGCACTTCAAAGTCAGTAAGAATATTATTATAAACTTGCTGCTGTTGCTGTATTCCATCATTATTAATTAAACTAATCTCACTATTAACGGATAAAGTCGTCTTAACTACAACGGAATCTAGACTATTTAATAAAGCTAATGATGCATTATCTTGCACTGTTGTAAAATAAAAGTCGGTTGAATCTCTGCTAAAATAATCAATCGTAATCAAATAATTATTAGGTGGTGTTATACCAATTAAGGATGGTGGTAAGTATATTCTATTAGCATAACTAGTAGTAGCTAGTATATTTGGAAATGGTATTTTATCAGCTAGGCGCGTATTCATCCAGAAGTAAATATTATTAGCTTGGTATGAAATTGGATAATATAATGTCATAATGCCGCCTGATTGACCTAAGTTTAAAAATGGGGCTCCATAAACATCTAGATATTCTTGCTTAGTCCCTCCGCCAATAACTGGGTATATTCCTGGATTACCGACATATAATTGAAATGCACACTCCTCGCACGCGCTTGTAAATGCCTGAATCCATTCACTATAAAACCAAATATATTCGGATCCATTTGGAATATAACTATTAAGCATAAATGCCGTAAAGCTATTAGCATCTGAAAATCCAACTGATAAACTAAGACTAAAATCAGTATCTAAAAATCGCTCAGATAATGGAATTAAGTTTGAGCAGTATTTAAGTCTAGTAATACCAACATCCCAACCATTACTATTTTTATCAATAACTGGGCTTGTTAAATCAACACTATAAGAAGCTTGTAAGGCATCTACAGTATTGTTGCTTATCATAATGTCCACATACTGATTGCTAATTGGAATTCTTTGGAATGCTGACATAATTATTAACAATTATTTTATAATCTTTATATATATATATATATACATAATAAAATAATCAAAGATTTAAAAATAATTAATAATAATTAAATTTGCTAGCAAAGTATGTCGAGAGCAGAATTTTATAGGAGTTTAATAGCTTCTAAAGATATAGGCGGGGATAGATTAAATTCTAATATTATTAAACATATTGTTCCTGAAATGCTTAGTGATATTAGAGATTTACAAGTTCTTAATATTAAAGCATTGCCTGAAATGGCTGATGATATTTTTATAGTTTCGAATAAAAACGCCAAAGTCGAGATAGGATTAAGTTCGTTAGAGCAAATTACTAATAATAAATTAAGTGCATTACAAGATTCTTTAGGCCGTCTAGAAAATTTAAAAATTAAAGACTTAGAACGCGCTTCAGAAAGTTCTTCAGAACAGCTGACTATTATTAATAAAAATATTATAGCAATAACTGAATCAATTAATAAGCTTAATAATCAAATTGGATTTAATACGATTGATATTAGTAAATTGAAATCACGTAAAGTTGTATTTACACTAGAAAATACATCTGAAGAAACTGCAAACGGCCCAGGAGTATCGACTGATGTACGTGGAGAGGATTAAAATATTATGCTAAAAAAAATTACTATTATTTTTTTATTCTAAAAATTTTTACATTAAAAATTAGTATCTAATATAGTTAAAGCTACAACTAATAAATCCGGATCTAATATTGGATTTTTTAAAAATATATCTGCAAATTGCTGAATGCTAAGGCTACCTAAGCGAATCCTAGTAGCACACCATCTTCCACACGTATTAATATTATCACCGTCTTTTTGGAATTTATAATGTGATACGTTAAATTTTTTACGGTCTCTTTTTAATATGTTTAGTAAATTATTGCTTTGGCCACCTATAAAACCTCTATTAAATGTACTAAATTCCAATTCATCATCTATTTGTTTAGTTCCATAAGGGTCAAAGAATTCATAAGAATCACCTCGCTTTAATAATGCGCAATAATGGCCAGAATTTAATTTTTGCTCATATAATACTACTATTGCATTTACAGATTCGCCTTTATCGTTTTTAAATAAGTCATCTATATGAAACACACTAGATAATGTATGATATGGCACTATATTTACTTTATTAAATAATATGTCCTTTATATTCTCACCAGTTAGCAAAGTCTGCTCTGCTTTTTTTAGAAGGCTTAGCATATTATTTATAATCTTATAATAATTTTTAGAATAAAAATTTTATATTTACCTATATATATAGATTATAAAATAATCGGATTATTAAAAATTTTGATGAATAAAATTATTAGCCAACAAATTACTGAAAAAACTATAGGAGACGTGATTGATTACCATAATAGCCTTTTAGAAAGTTATTTAACTAGTCAAAAAGAGATTCAAAGCAAATTAGATAAGATAGCGGTAGAATTAGATAACACTGATTTTAAATTTACGGTTTTAACAAAGCGCATTGACCAATTTGAAAAGGATTTACATTCTGCAGGCAATTTATATTCTAAAGAATTAGCTTCTGAAGAGAGTTTTAAAGATAATTTACATTCTAAAGAATTTTCTAAAGAATTGCAAACCCAAAGAAAGAAGCAAGCTACTAAGAAATTTATTGATATTGCAAACCGTAAAGACTAGTGCGCATTTTTGACTTTCACCTTCAAAATTTATGCCAAATATAATAAGTATAATAGTAAGCCCTAATAAGCTAAAAAAATATAGGGCAATATATGATGATGATACTTATATAGATTTTGGAGCTAGAGGCTACACACAATATAGAGATAAATTAGGATATTATAAAGATTTTGATAATTTAGATCCTGTTAAGCGTGCTAACTATTATAAAAGACATAATATAAATTATCCAAAATATTCAGCAGACTACTTAAGTAAATTTTATCTGTGGTGATATAATTCTAAAATAATTGTCTAGCAAAAAAAAACCCAAAATAGTCCGTTAAACAGCTAAAACGAAGGTTTTT